TGGTTCCCATTGTGCCCGTCTCCCTGGTAGCGCCAGCCCGCGGCGTTGCGTTCCGCGGGTGGCGTGATGGTCAGAACCAACCCTCTACAGCAGCGTGACGACCTCAAAACCCGCGTCGCGGAGATTGTGCTCCCAATTGGTCCCCAACTCGACTCCGCCCAGAGTAGCGCCGTCGAGAGCCCCGGCCAGCTTGTCGTAGCCGTAGCCTCCGGCCGTGCCGTGCCAAACCACGATGCCGCCGTCACGGTCTGTCCAGTCGAAGAGGTCGGCATACAGCCTTCCGGCCCCGTCTGCCGGATAGGAGGCCACGACCTTGGCCACAAGCTTACCACCCTTGAGGATGGCGATAGCACGAGCTCGAGTGCAGCCGGGACGGTCCGCGGCATACTTGCCGTCAAATCCTTCGAGGCCCTTGTAGCTGCGGTTGTAAACTCGCTTCTCGCTCATTTTCTCTCCTCCGTTCTGCCCGTAGTGCGGGGGTTGCGCGCCCCGCGGGTTGCGTGGTGGTGGTACTACTCGACCTCGCCGGGGATCGTGCAGAGGTCCCGGTGCGTGGCCTGCAAGCCGTGGTACTGCCGGCGCAGTCCTTCGCGTTCCGCGGGGTCGATGCTGCGATCGTCGAGCCTGCGGGCGATGGTCCGCAGTTCCCGGCGGACGTCGGACGCGAGCGTCGACCGCTCGGCAGAGGTGAGGGTGCGCAGTGTCATGGGATCCCGTCTCCCTTGGTTGAGGCCCGTTCGCGCCGTTGCGGGACGCGCTCGAACTGTGGTGTACGCACAGTATGCCACGGGATCCCCGGAGGGTGTCAAGCGGGGTGGCGCCACCTTTTTGGGTGGGATCGGCGCATTGTTGGGTGGGGATCGGGGTGGGGACCCTCGGGCAGGCTCGGCGACCTCCCCGAGGGGGTGAAGCGTAGAGCGGGGAGAGAGGCCGCCCAAGGTCCCGCACGGACCCGCGACGATCCTCCGGCGGCGATCGACGATCCGTCAGGGGTTCCCCGGCTCGAACCTTGCCGGTTCAGCCTCCGGGAGAGGGGGAAAGAAAGGGGGGACTATAGGGGGGATTGATAGGGGGAGAGGGTGTAGCTTCTTCTCGTCTCTCGTGTCTCTGTACCTGTGTAGTCCCTGTACCGTCCTACTGCTCCCTCACCAGAGTAGCGAAAACCGTCGCAACACGCGGTTTCTTCGTGACCCCCTTGACGGACTCCAGGGAGTGTGCCTGATGCCCCATCCCGAGCTCACGCACCCGTGCGCGCGAGAAAGACACACAAGCTCCGGCGGGTCCTGCCGGCGACGATCGACGACCAGGCGCGGGATCCCGAGGTCGTGAAACGTTTCGTTTCAAACGGGCGAGCGCAGCGGGACAAAATGTCTCAGGGCGTGTCGAAAGGTAACAGTCGGTCTCGCCCCTCGCCGGAGTTCGACACCCGCCCGGGCGATCTCGAAGGGCATTACCGGAACGACCTCCCAAGGGGACATGCCGCAGTGCAGCGTCCGATAACGACCATTAGGTAAACTAGCCTTTCCCTTTGTTCTCAGTAGGTTAGCACGCATCGCGTGATTATGACAGCTCACGTGTACAGACAACAGCGACGGCTTACACCACGTCGACCCCCTCGGCGCCACGCGACAGCGACACCCGCGGCGCCAGGCTGGGCGACGGGGGGGGGTGTCCGGCGGCGGCCTCCCGGTCCAGCGCATCCCGTCCTCGCACACCCCACCCCAGAAAAAACCCCCCAAGAAAGTCAGTGATCCCCTTGACGCCGTGGTGATTCCGTCGCACGGTGCGCGCAGGGCTGGGTGTCCGGCTCGATCGACCCGACCACAGAACAGGAGGCCACCCGATGGCGAAGAGCGGCAAGGGCAAGGGCAAGAAGGGCTGTTAGGGCGATGTACCGGCTGGAGACGCTCACGATCGCCGCCACGGAGACGACCTCGTCGGTGCTCGACAAGGGGAACGCGAAGTTTCTGGCGTTCTACTTCGGGGCGAGCGCATGGGACGGGGCGACGGTGACGTTCCTGGTGGGGCAGGACCCGGGCGGGACGCTGGTTGCCCCGGTGGATGGTTCTGGGGCGGCCCTGGACGCTCTGACGGTGACGACGGGGAAGTGGGTGACGCTGACCGCGGAGATGCAGGCGCGGCTGGCGGCGTTCCGTTGCCTCCAGGTCGTGAGCGCTTCTGCCGAGGACCCGGCCCGGACGATCCGGGTAGCGCTCGCGGAGTAGGGCTGGATGCCGCTGAGCTCGAGCACGTCGCTGTTGTTGCTGTACGGATCGGCGATCGAAGTCTCGATGGGGGGCTGACCGGTGAGCGGATCGACCGTACTGCTCCTCATTCTGGCCGGGGCATTGGATCCCCCATCCGATTCGGATCACCTGATCGACGACGCAGGCAGCGACAAGCTGCAGATCGACGACACGACGACGGGCGACGTTCTGGAGAACGAGGACTGACATGCGCCGAGCACTCATCATCGTGGCCACGGTTGTTGCGCTTCTGCTGGTCCCTGGCGGCACCTCCGGGCAATCCTCGACCCTGCCGAACCTCTCGGCGGCGACGTCGGCGGCCGACGCGGACCTGCTGCTGATTCGCAAGTCTGGGGAGACGCGGGACAAGAAAATCACCAAAGCGAACCTGTTCTCTGGGGTTGCTTTCGGTCCGGCGTCGCCTTGCTCCGACAACTCCATCCCGCGAATCGACGGCGCGAGCGCGACGCAGTTGCAGTGTTCGACAGTGACTGCTACCGATGGCGGTCAGATTTCCGCCCCCGGAGGCATCAGCATTCGGACACACGAGTACCTCTCGGACAACATTGCCTTTCAAGCCGGCTCTGTCGGCATGGGCTACCTAATCGTCGGAAACGACGCCCTTTCGGTCTTGAGCACAGACAGCTTCGTGTCCGTGCTTGGATCGAACCTGTCGTTCTACTCGGCGAACAAGGGGATCGAGTTCGAAGGTGCGTCCGCCGACGCCTACGAGGTGGTCTTGACGAGCGAGGATGCCACCGCCGACCGGACCGTCAGGGTGCCCGACGCCTCTGGCACTCTGGTGCTTCGGCAGGGAATCGGCAAGACGTACAGCATGGCGGACGCCTCGGCGGTGAACCTCTTCTCAGTACAGCTCGCCACCCAGGACACCGGCTGCGCGGTCGAGATCGCTTACAGCTACTTCGTGACCAATGCGACGGACACTGCTGTCCACGCGGGAACGGCAACGTGGTCGGTGACCAACGACGACGGAACCGTGACGGGAACGGCCACCGAAAGTGGAGAGACGGTCAACGGGACCGGCTGCGCTGCGGCCTGCGACACCTTCGGTGGCAGCGTCGCAAGCACCACTTACACAGCGACCGCGACGTTCGACAACTCGCTGAGTGCGACGGGATCGCTGCAGTACAACGTGCTCTTCTCGACGTGCGGGACGATGTCCTTCAGTCCTTGACTAATCAGCATGGGCGACTCCAAGACCGCGGCCACGGCGGTGAACCCGTGGCAGCCAGCACTGGATGCGACGCTGACGCTCGCAACCGGCGAGGACTGGGTACTGACGCGCAACGCTATCGGCGGCCTGACCATGCCGCAGGCGCTTGCGCAGTTCACCTCCCTGATGGCGATGGGCCAGCCGTCCGAGGATTGGGCAGTGCGCGAGGTGCTTCTCAACTTCGGAGTGAACGACGCGGCGACAATCCCCGGCGTTCTGACTGTCGATGGTCAAGCGCTCTGGGTGTCGCAATGGGTTCAGCTTTTCGACCTGATCCACGCTCGCTTTCCGCAGGCTCGGGTCTTTGTGGCTCGCCCGTGGATGCGAGATGGCGCCGACTCGGACTACGACACGCTGGCGGCCGGGATCGCTGCCGCGGTCGCGGAACGTCCGGCGTTCGCAGCCGTGGGCATGGACGAGCGCGTCTGGCTCAAGGGAGCCGACGACGGAGCCACGATGACAACGGACGGAATCCACTACAGCGCCGCAGGGGCAGCCGAAGCGGCTGCGCAGTGGGCAGCAGTCCTGGGGTATCCATGACGCCAGCTCACCCCCCGCGCCCGACGCTCGATCCCATCTGCCCGCGCACCGGGACGAGGAGCCAGATGTACGGCGAGGGGGTCGCCAAGGGATGAACGTTCTGCACACCCTCCGCCTGGCTCTCAAGCACCACGTCGACCGGGTTTCGCTCTACCCGGTGACGCCGAATGTCACCGAGATGCGCCGCGGGCGCAACGGGGCGCCGGGCGCAATCACCGTCCAGGTCCCCGACGAGACGGTCCTCTCGCTTCGTGGGGGGGACCAGGAGAAGCGCGACATGCTGGTGTTCGTCCGGATCCCGCGAGCTGTCGTGAAGGAGCTCGAGTCGGGGCTGGTCCTGCCGACCCTCCCGCAGGTGGTCCCGGGTCGGCGGGCGCCGCGCGGGGTTCTGGTGTCCGGGGGGCGAGGATGAGCGCCTGGCAGATCCGCAACCTGCGGAAGGACGCCGACCGGTTCATTCTGGTCGGGACGTCCGGGAGGATCCACTGCAAGGTGATCCGCGGCGCGCTGCGGGGCGAACACCTGGCCGGATTCATGGCCCTGTCGTCCCCGAAGTCCGTGGCGATGGTGCGGTCACGGCACGAGGTCCGGTTCGACACGAGCCACCGCGACCCCCGCTTGGTGATTTCTGGGGGGCGGCAGCGCACGGAGATCGTGCCGGCTGGCGGGAAGATGCCCTTCGATCTCCTTCACGCGCTGAAGGGGATATTCGAGTCCCGAGACGTGTCGGGCGAGGCGGTCAAGAAAGCGATCGAGCAGCGACGGCTCGCCGGCCAGAAGTCGGGAGCGGCCCGGCGGCGGCGGAGCAATCGGTGGCTCGACGAGGACGAAAAGGAGCAGGGCGATGAAGAACGTGGGCACGAGCTTCCCGGGGTTCCCGGAGGGGCGCTCCCTCCCGAAGAAGGGCACGACGCCCCCGGCCGGCAAGGTGCCGGCGGCCGGCACGAAGAAGACGGGCAAGCGCTGACGGCCGATCCGGCCAGGGAGGAGCAGGACGATGGCCTACAAGGCAGGGGTCTCTCCGGTCTCGTCCGGAGCGCTTGGCCGAGCCTCGGTCAAGGCGAGCGATCTCGTGAAGAAGGGGGGAGGGTCTCAGTTCAAGAGCCCGCCCCAGCGGATGCCCCCGCAGACGGACCCGGCGCAGCGGATCGACCCTCCGATCGGGGGGCGTGACCCTCGGCTGCTCGGCCCGCCGATCCAGGTGGGACCGGACCCGGGCGCCGGCTCGGCCCCCGGAGTCCCGTCCGCCCCGTTCGGGTTCCGGCGCCCGCGTCGTGACCCCGGATTCATGGGCGGCCCGCCGCAGGGTGCTCCGGCTCCCTTCGCCGGTGGTGGGTTCGGCGCCGAGGGTCCGAAGAACGAGCCGATCGGTCCGCCGCTGATGGCGATGGGGGGCGCCCCGGCGGGTGGCGACCCAATGCAGTCGGCGACCATGGGCGGCGGACCCCCGACGCTCGGAAGCCTCGCGCAGCTCTACCAGCGCCCGGCGATGCTTCCTCCGAACGCTGGCGGAGGCCCGATGCCGATGGACGGGCAGGGCCAGGACCCGCGCCAGATTGAGGCGCTCCGCGCGGCGATGATGGCTCGGTCGGGCTCGGCGTTCGGATCGGGCCGCGGGAACATGGGCGACGTCCCGGGCGCCTACGCCAGCATGAACGGCGGCGGGGCTCAGGGCGTGATGGGGAACAACGCCGGCCGCGGCGCGATCATGCCGATGCGCACGCGCCCGCCGCGCGATCGGTGGGTCTGACGAGCGATGAGCGCGGGATCCTACGAGCAGTACCTCGAACTGCTCGAGAAGCACGGCGCGACGATGCGCCGCTCTGCCATCCGCCGGATGGCTGGGGTCCCATCTCGTCAGCACCTCACGGACTACCGCAAGGACAGCCCGACGTGGAAAGCGAGGGAGGCTGAGATCCTCGCCCTTCTGCGTCCGATCGTCGGGGCGCAGGAGGGGAAGTCCACCGCCTCCGCCCCGGCAGCCGCAACACCCCCCGCCGCCGAGGAGGCTTCCTCGGTTGCCCCGGATCCGCAGCCGGGCACCGCGGCCGAGGAGCCTCCCGGCACCCTCTCGTCGGATCAGCGCCGCTTTCTCCGCGTGCTCGCCGCCAAGAACGACCGCATCGAGGCGTGCAACGAGGCGCACGTCCGCTGGCGCACCGTCAAGGGGTGGCTCCGCAGCTCGAAGGAGTTCAGCGAGCGCTACGAAGACTGGTGGGAAGAGCTCAAGATCCAGAACGAGGACACGATCGCGAAGGGCGGGGCAGCCGGCGAGGTGACGGCGGCGCGGGCGTTCCTCGTCGCGAACGTCGGGCGCTACCGGCGCGGGGACTCCGACGGCGCATCGCGTGGCGGAGACTCCCAGGTCAACGAGCACGACGTCTCGAGGGAGCACGACACCTGGCTCGGCGAGCTCGCGGCGCGGCATGCTGGCGGGCGCCAGCCGAAGGAGACCGAAGAGGCGGCGACCGATGCCTGACGTCCCCTGGTCGCTCCCGTCTCGCCCCGACTCCCCCCTCTACACCGAGGCGTGGGAGACGATCCGTTGCGATACCGACCGGGCTCGAGCGCATTCCCGACTGCGCTCCCTCGTGGAGGTGGACTTCTGGGCTTTCTGCAAGTGGGTCACGTCGTTCGGCCGGTTCAAGATCAAGGACCCCGGGCACTCGCGCCGCGGGAGCCTGTGGATCGACGAGCCCTTCGTCTTCGACTGCTGCCGCGAATTGCAGGACGACGCGGAGGCCAGCGCCGAGGACGTGTTCTACAACTGGGCGCGCTTCTTCTTCAAGACCGAGCTCGTCACCAAGAACCTCAGCCTCTGGGAGCTCGCGAAGGACCCCACGCTAACGGTGGCGATCCTCACCCACAAGGTCGACCAGGCCGGCGAGCAAATCTTCACCTCGTTCTCGGACGAGCTCAGGAAGAACCCGAATTTCCCGAAGCTCTGGCCCAAGACGTTCGCTTCTGACGTCCGGGCCTACCCGCTTTTTACCGGCGACCGCATCACCGTGCTTCGGCCGCCCGGCCCGCGCGAGCCCACGTTCTCGATCCACTCGATCACCCACCAGCCGACCAGCGGCCACTACCGGCGGATCATCGTCGACGATGCCGTGGTCCAGAAGACGGTCGCGAGCGTCCGGGAGATCGAGGAGACGAAGAAGCGCATGCGCCAGTCGGTCGCCCTCGGCCAGGACGACACGATCACCCGTTGGGTCGGAACGGTGTGGGACGCCGACGACCCGAACATGCGTCTCCTGCGCGAGGGGGACTTCTTCTCGCGCCGCTCGTACCGCCCCGCCTACGTGCCGAAGGTCCCCGGCCTGAAGTGGTCGGCGAACGCCGACGCGGAGAAGGACTGGACGCCGCAGCTCCGGTCCCGGGCGTTCCTCGAGAAGTGGCGCCGCAAGCTCGGTCCTTACGAGTTCTCGTGCCAGATGCAGGGGGACCCGGTCGCGAAGGGCGACCAGGGCTTCGACCTCGCCTGGCTCAAGGAATACTCGAAGACGCCGCGCGAAGAGGCGAAGGGCAAGGTGCTCCAGCTCATCATCGACCCCGCCGGCCTGGACCCGAGCAGCCGATCGGACTTCTGGGTCTTCCGGATCATCGGGCTCGGCGCCGACGGCCGGCGCTACAACATCGACCTTTGGCGCGAGAGGCTCCAGCTCCCCGATGCTCTCGACCTGATCTTCTCGCTCGTGCGCCTCTGGCGGCCGACGACTACCTGGATCGAGGAGTACGCCGGGTCGGGCATCAAGGGAACCGTCGAGAAGGAGCAGGAGACTCGCTCCTACCGGTTCGAGATCCGCAAGCTGCCGGCGATCAAGCGGCCGAAGGAGAGTCGGATCTCGCTGCTCCAGCCCGCCTACCGCCGCGGCGACGTGTGGAACCCGTCCGCCGGCTTCGGTCACGGGAGCGGGCCGCGCTACATCGACGCGATTCGCGCGACGACGCGCGACACGACGCTGGTGACGCCGCGCGCTGAGGTCCACGACTCGCGGGACACTTATCGCCAGTTCGTCGAGGACGAATTCTCGAAGTGGACGCCCGTCCCGGGGTCCGTGGTCCACGACGACGCGCTCGACTGCGACGCCTGGGCCGAGCAGCCAGAAGTGAAGTCGCTCCTCCCGTACCCGGAGGAGGTCCCGGCCGATCCGGCGTCCCTCATGGGGTCGCACGAATCCTCGCGCCTCGAAGAGGCGAACGCAGTCAGCGGGTGGGGGTGGTAGGTGGCAGACAACACCGTGAAGAGCCTCACCTCCGAGCCGGAATTCGGCAAGGCGCTCAACGACAAAGAGCTGACGGACTTCTTCTGGGACTGCCTGAAGGACTCGCAATCCTGGTTCAATCCGATTTGGGAGAAGGCGAAGCGCCTTTTCGACGCCTACGCTGGCGAAACCCTTTCTGACGCCGACAAGAGCAACCTTCAGCGCACGAAGCGCCCCCCTATCGACTACAACCTGATGCTCGGGACCATCAACGCGGTCGTCGGCGGAGACCAGGCGGACCGGAAGGAGGCCGTCTTCCGCGGCACGGGGCTCGAGGCCGAAGACGCCGTGCAAGCCGAGTGGGGGACCCGCCTCAACCGTGCCGCCATGGCGAAGAGCGACGGCTACCGCCACGAGAGCGATGGCTTCACGGACGACCTGGTCTGCGGCTACGGCTTCACCGAGACGTTCCTGGACCTGTCGAAGCGGCCGGCGCAGGTCCGCACGGTTCATGTGCAGCCGTGGGAGTGCTTCCCGGACCCGGACGCAACGGACGACTGCCTCGTCGACGGCCGCTACTTCATCCGGCGCCGCGGGTGGATCCTTGAGGAGATCCAGGCGCGCTGGCCCGACAAGGCGAACGACGTCGGGACGAAGGTGAACCTCGGGCTCATCCCTACCTCGGCCCCGATGGCGTCCGAGCGCGGGAAGTGGTCCAAGATCAAGAACCCGGGCCGCCGATCGCGCGTCCTGGTCTACGACTTCTGCTACAAGCGCTACGTGCCGCACGTCGTCTGGACCGATCCGGAGACGGGCGAGGAGATGGACACCGACCTCGAGGCCCTCGCCGCGCGCCGTGCGGAGCTCGAGGACTCGTTCCGCGTGGCCTCCGCCGAGTTCCAGCAGCAGGCCGCGACCGCGGCGCTCGCGGTGGTCGACGCTCCCCCGGGGACGCCTCCGCCTCCCCACGAGATGCTGCCGCAGCCGCCGGAGCCGCTCGAGATCGAGGTGAGCTTCCGCTACCCGCGCGAAAAGGTGTTCCGCGCTTTCATCCTCGGCGACTCGGCGAAGCCCGGGGACGGCGTCGTCCTGGAACACAACGAGCTCGAAATCTCCGGGTTCCCCTACGAGGCCATCACGTGTTTCCGCCACAAGAACGTCACCGAGGAGCGCGTCCGCTTCTTCGGCGTGGCGGAGGTGGTGCTCGGGGCTCAGATGTACCTGAACCGCACACTCGGCGTGCAGATCGACATCCTCGGCCGCAACTCGAAGGGCGGAGGGTTCATCGAGAAGGGGGCGGTGCTCGGCTCCCTGGAGGCGTTCCAGGCGGAGCAGTCGATCCCCGGGATGTGGCACGTCGTCGCGAACGACGCCGTCACGGCTGGGCGCATCAAGGAGAAGCCGGTCGGCCAGGGGATGCAGGGATTCGAACGGTTCCTCGACGTCCTGATCTCGATGTTCAGCTACATCACGGGCGTGACCGACGCGCTGAAGGGTACGATGCAGACCGAGCGGTCGAACGTGCTCATCAGCAACATGCAGAGCCAGTCGATGGTCATGCTCAACCCGGCCATCGACCCGTTCACGCTCTACCGGATACGCGCTGGCCGCCTGCGGCTCGAGATGATGCTGAAGCTGCTCCCGGTGTCGACGCTCGACAAGATGATCGGCACCGTGAACCCGCGGGACTTCAAGGGCATGCTCTGGGACGAGGAGACGGACCAGCCGATCCTTGACGAGCGGGGCATGCCGCTCACCCCCGGGGCCATCCTGAAGATGGTCGACCCGCTCGAGTTCAACGTCGCCGTCGACGTCGGCCAGGCGAGCCCGACCAGCCGGCAGGCGGTCTACAAGATCCTCGAGCAGGGGGTATTCAAGGAGCTCGCGGAGACGATCAAGGGCGCCGGGCTCGACATCAGCCCGCTGCTCATGGTGCTCCTCAAGAACATGCCGCTCCCAGGCGACCAGGCGAAGATCCTCGGCGACACCTACGAGGGTGCGGCGAAGCAGCTCGAGGCGATGAAGACGGGCGAGGGCGTGATGAATGCCCTGCTCGGGATGCCCCCCGACCAGGCGGCCGATATCGTCGGCCAGGTGATGCAGCAGATCCAGGCGCAGCAAGGGGGCGGACAGGCGCCCCCGCAGGCGTAACCCACAGAGGAGACCGAGAGCATGGAACCAGAACTCACCCCGGCAGCCGCTCCCCCGGAGCAGAGCTCGTCGGGACAGTCCGTCGATCAGGCCACCGACTCGCGGAACGCGAAGGTGATCGAGCGGTTCGGGGGCGATCCGAAGCTCGCCGAGTCGCTCTCCCCGTCGTCCTCTCCCGCTGGGCCGGCGCAGCCGGGCAAGGCGCCCGCGTCGGGCGGCTCCGGGCAGGGAGACCAGTCGGCGGAGGATGTCCACCTCCGCACGCAGCAGGCGATCCGCGACCGCATCTCCCGCAAGCGCGAGCTCGAGCGGCTGCGCCAGGAGAACGAGGAATGGCGAGAGTTCGGCCGGAGCGTTCTGACCTCGCGCGACGATCCCGCCGCCGCCGCAGCGCCGGCCAAGGTCGAAGACCCGGAGCCGGACTTCGACCAGGACCCGCGCTCCTGGTATCTGTGGCGCGACCGCCAGTCCGTCAAGGCGATCGAGGAGCGTCTCTCGCCGCTGACGAAGCTCTTCGAGAGCCAGGAGGATCGGCGCCAGCAGGAGCAGCGCCAGGCGGCGCAGCAAGAGCAGTTCTTCGCTGCACTCGACGAGCGTCGCGAGACGATGGAGGTGGCCGAGGAACTCTACGCGGCTTCGCCGCAGGGCCAGGGGTATCAGGAGCGCCTCGACGTCTACGCGAAGACGCTGCTCCAGCGCTTCCGCGCGATGGGCTACCCGGACCAGCCGAGCGGGAACGTCCCGGCAGCGAACGCCTTGGTCGGCATGCACTTGAACGGCATGGTGGTGATGGCCCTGCAACACGGCTTCAACCCGGCGGCCTACGTCGATTCGGCGATCCGCGCCGAGGGAATCGGCGCTCAGGCTCCCGCCGGACCGGTTCCGGAACGCAAGCCGGCGCCGACGGCAGCGCGGCGCGAGGAGACCCAGGCCCTCGAGAAGGCGGCCCGCTCCGGTCTCGCCGGCTCGCTTTCGCAGGGCGGGGTCGGCAAGACGGCCGGCGGCGGGATCGCGTCGCTCCGCGGGAAGGACCGAGTCACCGTCGCCGAGGTCCGAGAGGCGATGGCTCGCGAGGGGATCAAGGCACCGAACGCACGCGCGCGCCTGAGGGCACTTCTCTCGGACGGCGCGTAGCGCTACGATAGCTGCACCAATCTCCGGCGCCGATCGCGCGCCGAGCGCCCACCGCGAGCTGATCGCGGCCGCCTCCGGGGCGGGAAACCCGAGCGCCACACCGGCCGAGGCTCGAAAAGGCCGAGCGGTTCAGAGGCACCTAAAACGCCTCCGCGACAGGGAGCAGTCCCTCACGGAGGACCACCCGGATGAGCGACATCGGTTACGGCTCGGCACTGAATCTGACCAAGGCCAAGGCCGGTCTGATTCTCGAGGCCGAGCTCAGCACCCCACTCAGCGCATTCGTCGGCACCGAAGACACCTCGGCGTTCGTGCTCGAGGATCGTGCCGGCGCGACGCGCGGCAGCACCTTCAACATCCGCTTCACGGCGGCCAACCGGAACGAGGCGCCGAAGGGCGCCGGAGACCCCACCGTCGGCAGCGAGTCGACCGAAGCCGAGTACGAGGACTCGGTCGCGCTGCGCTACCTCAAGTACGACGGCAAGGTCGAGAACTACATCCTCGAGCAGGGGCTCGTGGACTTCGACCGCAAGGCGCAGGTGCTCTCGCGTCTCGCCCTTCAGTGGGCGTACCTCGACGAGCGCACCGTCTTCAACCAGCTCGTCGGCAACACGCTGGTCAACACCGGCTACACCGACTACGGCTTCTCGGGCGGCAACATCGTGACCGCTCAGGACGCAAACCACATCTACTACTGCCCGGACGGCTCGGGCGCCAACACCACGGAAGCGCAGGTCGCCGGTGACAACACGTCGGTGCTCGACACCCACGTGATCGACGACCTCGTCACGCGCGCCACCTCGACCGCGTGGGTCGACTGGCCGATGGTCCCGGCCGACACGCCTTTCGGCCCGCTGTACATCCTGATCTGCCACGGGACGGGCTTCCAGCAGATCAAGGAGAACAGCACCGGGAGCGACATGTACGACCTCTCGAAGGCCGCCATCCAGGGCGGTCTCGACCTGTCGATGAGCCCGCTCATCACCGGAGAAGGGTTCATCTACGGCAAGACCCTCGTGCTGCGCTCCGACTTCGCCCCGCAGGGCATCACCACGGGCGCCGCGCAGGCGAACACCCGTTGCGCCGCCTTCTTCGGCGCCCGGGCCGGTCACTGGATGTACGGCGAGAGCTTCTCCGACGGCGATCATCTCGGCTACTCCGAGCACGTGGTTCACCGCCGGCTCTCGATCCTCACCGACACGGTGCGCGGCTTCAAGCGCACGATCGTCAACGGCACGTCCTGGAGCTCGTTCCGGGTCGTCCACTACAGCGCGGTCTAAGGAGCGCGATCATGGCCGCAACCAGCGTCTACTCCTCGCTCTTCGCCAGCGCGAGCTCGTCGGCCCCGGCAACCGGGCGCCCGATCTCCTCGCCCTTCGGCGACGACTGCGACATCGTCTCCTACACCTACGCCGACACGTCCCTGGACGATGCCGGCGACTTCGTCGGGCTCATCCCGGTCCGGTACGGCAAGAAGCTCGTCGCGCTCGCCTTCACCTGCGGCGACGGCGACTCCGGCACCGGCGTGCTCGACATGGACATCATCCTCCGGACCGTCGACAAGAACGGGACCGCGACGGACACCATCCTCTACAACGCCGGGACCGCCTTCGCCACGGCCATCACGACCGTGACGTGGGTGCTCCTCCCGACGCTCCCGCAGGTCCCGAGCGACGCCGACAACGTCGGCATCATCGGGACCTACGTCAACACGGCGCGGAACGCCGCCGCCACCCCGACGATGGTGCTCCTCGCCATCTGGCGCTGACGCCATGGGTAGTCGGCCGGCGGCGGTTTCCGAGGTCCTCCTGGTTCTCCTCTGCCGAGGGGACCGTCGCCGGCTTCTGTTCTCTCCTGGAGGGGTCGAATGAGCACCTTCGCGGAGTTCATCGTGAAGTGCGAAGACCGGGTCAACAACAAGAACCTCCGGACGACCCCGTTCATCAAGCAAGCGACCGTCTCGTGGTTGAAGAGCCTGAGCCACAAGCGGACGCTGATGATGGAGGACAGCTTCTCTTTCTCGACGGTGGCTGGACAGGCCGAGTACGACTCCACGGCGGTCGGGTTCCCCCCGGCGGCGATGGAGTTCGACACCGTCTACGTCCAGATCGGATCGGGCGTCAACGCGCAGAACATCCTGATCCCCGGTCCGGCGCCGATCGCGGTGATTCGCGAGGAGTTCGGCCCCTACGAGGAGGGAGAGGTCCTCGCGGCGTGGGCGTGGCACCACCAGAAGCTCATTTTCGCCCCGGTGCCGCGGACGGTCGTCACGATCAAAGGCGACTACTTCAAGGACGCGACGCGCGACACCGCGACCGGAGACCTCATCACCGATGCGTCGACCACCCACACCAACCCGTGGTTCGACCGCGGCGAGACGGCGCTGATGAACGCGGTGCTCTACAACTACCACCTCACGCTCGCCAAGGACGCCGAGGCCGCGCAGATGGCGCTCGGTCTGTTCCAGGCCGAGCTCGAGACACTCGAGAACGAGTGGCACATGAAGAAGCTGCGCGGCGTGCAGGCGGCCTGGACCTTCGGCGGAGCCTGACGTGCCGATCACCTTCATCCCGTTCTCGGCGTTCCAGCCCGACGGCGGGGACTACGGTCCCGGCCTCTCAGTCGCGAGCAACGTCCTGCCGATCCACGGCGGATGGAGAGCGTTGCAGAGGATCAATCGCCTTTGCTCGGTGGCCGACGACTCGTGCCTGGGCGCCTACACCCACGTCTACCAGCAGGCGCAGGCGCTCGAGTTCCTCCGGCCGAAGATAGACATTCTCGGGTCCACGTGGCGCTCGAAGTCCGGGACGGACGACGATCTCTACACCTTCATCGACGACGAGTCGCCGAGAGATTCGGACTACATCGTCGCCGGGAACGCTCCGAACTCGCAAGCGTTCTACGTCTACGTCGTGGACCCATTGGGTGGCGGCGCGGCGGTGAACTACTACATCCGCTTCCGCTACCGGATCCCCGTCACGACTGGCGCGTGGACGCTCGACTTCAAGCTGCTCGAGGGGCTCGCGACCACCCGTGCCACGCTGACGGCCAGCGGGGCCTCGGCGGTCCCCGACTGGACGACGGCCGAGTACGCGCTCTCGGGTCCAGAGATCGCCTCCATCGGGAACCTGAACAACCTGATCTTCAAGTTCATCGCGACCGTGCCGGGATCGGCGCAGTACGCCCGGCCGACTGCGGACTCGTCGATCGGCGGCTGGCTCACCAACGGCGGCTCGGGATCCTCGCTCTACGCCACGATCGACGAGACGAGCGCGGGAGACGGCGACTACGCGAAGAGCAAGGCGCTGTCGGTCGGAGGATCGAGCGATTCCTACGTCGCGACCTTCGGCGCCATTGCGAGCGTCCAGCCGTGGACGCATTACAGCTGGCGCTACCGCTACCGCGGGGCAAACGCTGGCGCGAAGCTGGTCGCCCGGCTGAAGCATGGATCCACGCTGATCGCCGAGAACACCCACGCGTCCGCTTCCACCACGTTCGCGACGCAGTCGTCTGGGTTCGTGGTCGACGAGACGATCGACCTCGCGGCCCTCTCGATGGAGTTCGAGGCGTCGTTCCCGGCCGAGGCGACGAGCACCGTCTTCCAGTACGCTCGGCCGGACGGCGACGACAGCTACACAGGGACGCTCCCGCTCTCGACCGAGGCGACGCTCTACGAGGCGGTCGACGAGGCCAGCGCATCGGATTCCGACTACTTCTACGGCAGCGTCATGCAGCCGGGTTTCGACGTCTACCTCTCGCTCTCGGACGTCAGCGATCCGCTCTGCTCCGGCGACCACATCCTGCGCGCCCGGCTTGGCAAGCTCTCGACCGCGTCCGCGTCCTGCAACGTCTACCTCTACCAGGGGTCCTCGCTGATCGCGGCGCTGCCGTCGGCGACCCTTTCGACGCTCCCGACGACCTACAGCTACACGCTCACGGCCGCCGAGGCGAACTCGATCACCGATTACACCGACCTGTTCCTGCGGGTCGTCACGGCCGAGCCCGACGTCGCATGCTACTGGCTCGAGTTCGCCGTCCCCGAGGTCCGACGGATCGAAGTCTCGTGGGCCGAGGTCCAGGGTCCGTCCGAGTCCCGCGCCGAAGTGTCGTGGGCCGAGATGCAGATCCCGGACTCGGTCACGACGTACCGCGGCGACATCCCCACGACGTTCGTCGGCAGCAAGACGAAGCTCTACGAAGCGAGTCGCCTGGTCGTGACCGACATCTCGAAGGGCGGCGGCTACTCGGGTGGGGCGATCAACCCCGGGTCCTGGTCGTTCTGCTCGTGGGGCAACGACGTGATCGCCACCAACTACATCGACCCGGTCCAGTACCGGGCGGGGAACACTGGGGCGTTCGCCGACCTCATCACCTCGACGGACAAGCCGAAGGCTCGGTTCTGTGCCCCGTTCAGGAACCAGCTCATGCTCGCCGGGATCAACCTCTCGGGGCACTACGACGACGAAATCTGGATCTCTGCCGTAGACAACGCGCGCTCGTTCGGGCGCGACCGGCAGACGCAGACCGACTACCAGAGGATCGTTTCGTGCCCGGGGCAGATCACTGGTCTCGTCGGCGGCGACTTCGCGCTCGTCTTCAAGCGGCGCTCGATCCACGCCATCGAGTGGACCGGCGGCGCCACGGTCTTCCGCGTGCGCGACCTAACCAGCAGCATCGGGACCCCCTACTCGCGATCGATCGTCTCGTGTGACTCGAAGGTCTATTTCTGGGGCGGCGACTCCTTCTACGTCACCGACGGCGTCTCGATGCCGGAGCGGATCGGCGCCGACGTCGTCGGATGGTATCTCACCGATGCGGCCTTCAGCGGCGGCGCGCTGGCGCGCTCGATGCCCGCCTCAATCGCTGACGAGGACCAGGTCCTCATCGGCAGCTACGACCCGGCCGCCGGCCTGATCGTCTGGTCGTACCAGAAGGTCGGGCAGTCCTCCTGGGCGCACAACGACTGCCTTTTCTACAACCCCCGCGAGGACCGCTGGAGCGTTGGCAGCGGCTACTCCGGGACGCTCCCGCTGGCGAGCCTGTGCCAGATGCCGAACGTCTCGAACAACGACACGCACGTCCTCCGCGGGACGGTGCTCTTCGGCGTGAAGGACGGGAACCTCTACCGCGGCGAGTTCTCGGACACGTCGACGCTGAGCGCGACGCTGACCACGCGGCGGCAGACGCTCGGACTCGAAGATTCGGAGCGCCCGACGTCGATTCAGGTGACGGGGATCCTCCCGGTGTGGACCACGAAGCTCGGGGTCGGTGGTTCCTGGCCCTCGATGTCGATCACGGCGACCGCCGCTCACGATCAGCGGATGGTCCTGGGGGTGCACTCGGAGACCTACACCTCGGCGGACGCGGACGAGGCGCAGTGGTTCCCGTTCGTGGTGAACGGATCGTGGTGGCAGTTCTCGGTCGCCATACCGCAGTACACGCTCGCGGCGACGACCGCTTTCCAGGGCATCTACGTGCGCTGGCAAGAAGTCGGGAGGGCTAGCTGATGCCCGAGGGGCTGCGCTTCGGGGAGACCGGGATCGGCGCTGCCGACGTCGACCGCCAGGTCCTCGGCTCCTACACCGACGAGGTCTACGATCGCCTCTGGCTCTTCGCTGGATGCGGAAACGGTTCGACCACGACAGGGAGGCTCGTTGGACGGCACCCGATCGAGACGTTTCCCGACGGATCGACGACCGGCTACGCGTGGGCTCTCCCGGTGCGCCAGAACTGGCGCAACCACTATCTCCGCGCGACCTTCTACTACACATCGACGGGGGCGAGCACGAACAACTACTCGATCCGCGTTGCTGCGTGGGCGATGGGGCCGGCGATCGACCCGACCACGGGCAGGGAGATTGGCGACACGACCGCGAACTACCCGGGGCCTGCGGCGACCACCACCCAGCTCTCGGCCTCGCTGGCGCTGACCACCAGTCCGGTCAGCATCCAGACCGACACGACGCTGACCCTGCTCGTTCAGCGGATCGGCGGGACGGACGCGAACAACAACGACTTCGCGCTTCTCGGCGTGACGGTGGAGGCATACCGGGCATGAAGATCCAAACGATCCTACATGCCGACAAGGTGCAGCACCTCGGGATGGTGGAGGCTGGGCTCCGCGAGTGGGCCGGAGGCGCCGACACTCTCGTCAACGGGGTTCGGTTCCACGGAGCCGACTCCGTGCTCCTGGCGGCGCTGCTCTCGCACCCGCACTACATCCTCCGGATCTTTTCCTCTGGCGACCTGAACGAGTCGGTTGACGGGTTCGCGATCGAGCGCGTCGGCGAGGATCTCTGGCTCGAGGGGTTGGTCCTCTGGGTGACCCCGGAAAAGCGCCGCGGAGACCTCGTCGAGTCCTACTTCCGCGAGCTCCCGGAGCTGGTCCGGCGATCTCTACTGCACGGGGTTCGCTTCGACTCGACGCTTACCTACTGGCAGCACGCGGCTCCTCGCTGCGGGTTCTCTCTCGTGGGTTCGGTGCAACAGCAAGGCGGCGGGGCCTCGGTCCTGCGATGGGAACAGGGGGTGTAACCATGGCGTGGATCGGTGCAGTCGTCGGAGCGCTCGGGTCGTACATGTCGGCCAAGGAGGCGAACAAGAGCAAGAAGACCTCCACTAACATGACGACGACGAGCGAGCCGTGGCAGCCGTCGGTGCCCTATCGCCAGGAGGCGCTCGGGCGGATCTACAACATGCGCACCGGCAACAGTCCGCTCTCGACGCCGAACTACCTCCCGCAGAACAACGCGGGGAATGGGAACCAGATCCGCCGAGTCGATCCGAACGCTCCGGGGGACATCGACCCCTCGGTCTCCGGCGACTACACCATGCGCAACTTCGGGACGGCGAGCTCCTGGAACCCGCAGGACGGTGGAGCCGCGGATCCGTGGCGTCCCACTGGCCTGCTCGACATGCCGAGCAACCAGGACTACGGCGTCGACACCTCCTGGTCCGGGGCTTCGGACATGTTCGGCAACTCGCAGCCGATCATGGACCGGCTGAGCTCGCGCGCTCTGAACGGGCACCAGCTCTACGACCCGAGCAACCAGTTCACGCAGTCGCTCCTCGAAGGGGGGAGCCAGAACCCCTACTTCGACCAAGCCTTCGACGCCTACTCCGGATACGGCGGCGACAGCGACCTCGCCCGGTTCAAGGCGATGCTGTTCAACGGCGAGATGCCCGGGTCCGGAGCGAGCGGCTCGGGCGGCGTGTCGCGCGGTGGCGGCGGCGGTGCGCGCACGGCGGTGACTCCCGACCTCGTCGGCGCCAAGGGGTACATGCAGGAGATCCTCAACGGGACCTACGACGGCGCCCGTAACCCCTACATGGACGCGATGATCGCGGCCCGGAACAAGAGCATCGGGAAGAGTTTTCGCGAGAACGCCATCCCGGGGATCAACGACGAGTTCTCCGGCGCCGGCCGCTTCGGCGGCGGGCTCTACGCGACCGCTCTCGGAGACGCCTCGGGGCAGTACGCGACGGCGCTCGCCGACAGCGAGAACCAGCTTCGTTACTCCGACTTCGAGCAGTGGAACGCCGACCGAATGGCAGCTCTCGGCTACGCCAACCAGTACGACATGAACTCGATCGACTCCGCCGCTCAGCTCGAGGGGTCGCTGGCGTCCAGCGCGGCGAGCTCGGGGGCCTCGGCCTACGCCGCCGACCGGAGCGCGCAGACGCAGCTCGCGCTTGCCCGCATGGGGGCGCTCCAGGACGCGATCGGCATGGGGCTCGACGCCGAGCAGTTCGGCATGTCGGGGATGGGGAACCTCGCCGGACAGTACTCGCAGAACCAGCTCGCCGCGCTCGGCCTCGTCCCCGACCTCACCGGGCAGGACATCCGAGACCTCCAGGCAGCCGGCGGGATGGGGCTCGAGATGGACACGCGGCGGAACAACGCCCGCGCCGAGGCCGCCGCGCAGCGTGCCGAGGCCGCCGCCCAGCAGCGCGCCGATCAGTTCCGCTGGGCTCAGTTCAATTGGGACCGCGAGCAGACGGCGCGCGAGGAGCCCTGGCGACGCGAGATGCAGTACGCGGACCTGCTCAACGCCTACAGCGGAAACTACGGCCGGACTGTCACCAGCGGCTACGGGACGGCCCCAGGAGCAGGAGTCAGCGAGTGGGGGCAGGCCATTCAGGGCGGGCTCGCCGGGTGGAACGCGGCACGGAGCTCGTCCAGGCGTTCGAGCACTGCGCGGCGGCGGGACGACCCGGGTGTGATCCAGTAGGAGAAGACGATGCCCTACGCCGGGATGTCCCTCGCAGCGCTCTACCGACCGACGACGAATCGCACTCGGCCGGGGTTCGAGTGGCCGTCGCTGGACGCTTCCAGCGGGCCGGACTACCCGGCGGAGCCGAAGCTGCCGGAGTCGGTCCGCGACCTCTCCGCGGAGGAGCAGAAGAGGATCCGCCGGGAGCGCATCCTCGCGGTGCTGTCGCAGGGACTCTCGCAGCAGCGCTCCGGCCGGATGGGAGAGGCGATGCTCGCCGCTTCGCTGGAGTCCGGCGGGATGGAGGAGCAGGCCGTCCAGGAGGCTCGCCGTCGCGCCCTGGCGAACTACCAGGCGCAGCGGCAGGCGGCCGACGACGCCTGGAAGCAGCAGGAGAAGGCCAGGACCGCCGAGTCCTTCAATCGCAAGCGGTCCGTGGCCGAGGGCCTCTACGCAGAGATCGAGCAGGAGGCCGCGGACGACCCCGCATTCATCGCGCAGGCTCGCGCTGCCGCCGCATCGGGCGATCTCGAGTCGCTCGGCAAGCTCCGTCTCGGCGTGAGCGAGCGCGCCAACTCTCGGCGAGCGATGAAGGCGGCCGGAGTCAACCCGGACGACCCGATTCAGGTGGAGACGTGGAAGCGGCAGCGGTCGGTCGAAGACGAGGTCGCCAAGGAGAAGGCGCTGCGGAGCCAGGGGCTCGGCCGCTACGAGCCTCCGGAGCCCCGGCAGGACTACTGGACCACCACCACCCTCGCCGACGGGTCGGTCTGGAGGCTCAACCCGCGCACCGGTGAGGCTCGCCCGATCGAGGCGCTCGGAGCTGGAGCACGCCCGACGAAGGGGGGCTCCGGGAAGAGCGACGCCGAGCTCTGGGAGAGCGCGGTCGATTGGGCGGCACGCGTCAAGAACGGGTCGAACCGGTACGAGTACGAGGACCGGACGACCGAGCAGCTCGCGACGGAGAAATTCAACCTGTTGAAGAAGGGGCCGCCGGGATCCAATCCGCCGTCCGAGTCGCCGGCAGGTGCGGCGCCGGCTGGTGCCGGAGACTCCGAGGTCGAATCGGCGCTGCGCGAGCTCGAGTCGCTCGACCCGACGACGGCAGCGCGCGTCCGCCGTTCGATCGCCGCCGGCAGCGTGGATCGCAACGCGCTGCTCTCGGACCTGCGCGCCGGGATCGCGGCTCGCCGAGGGGCTCGTCGATAGCGGGGGTCTGAGTGCCTGCATCCTACGCCGATCCGCTCGCCAAGTACGGCGCCCCGGAAGACCCGCTCGCCAAGTACGGGCTCGACTCCTCGCCGGACCCGCTCGCCAAGTACGGAGCGGAGGCGGACGAGTGGGAGGACCGGGGGCCGTGGCGCGTCAACCGTCGCACCGGGGAGCGCAAGCTGCGGCCGTTCCCTGGAGCCCTGCCCGCGAGCGCGGTACCAGAGCTCAGGCCCGGCCCGAACCTCGTCGAGAACATGGCGATCCAGAACGTGGTCGGCCCTGCCGGCGCGGCGCTGAGTGCTGCCGAGGGTCTCGGACGGTTGCCCTTCGGGTCGGTGGGCGGTCCTGTCGGGATGGGCGCGCAGATCACGGGGAAGCTGCTCTCCGCCTCTCCGCTTCGCGGCTTGGGACAGGACCTCTCTCGCTTCGCTGACGAGCGCCGGGACGAGCAGCTCGCGGATCCCTCGGGGAGCCTGGCCGGGAACGCGGCGAAGCAACTCGCCGCCGAGTTCGTCGACCCGGGGATGATCGGAGGCGTTCTCGTCGGGGCCGGCCGGAAGGTAGTGCGCGGCCTGAGCGACGACATCGGGCGCGGTGTGGCGCGCGGGCTCGCTGACGTCGGCGCGGAGCTCGGTGGACGACGCTTGACTGGCAACGCGGGCGAGGCGTACCCTCTCGCCGATGAACTCCTCCGAGAAGTTCCGAGTGGAAGCGCTCGAGGACCTGGACGATCCCCGCTTCGTGGCGGCTCTGTCGCCGGAGATGCGGGCGGCGTACCCGGGTCTCAAGCCGTTGGTGCGGGCGACGCTGGCGGCGGACGGGTTGCCCGAGCGGCGCTCCGCACCGGTGCCGGCGACGACGTCCCCCTCCCCGGCCAAGTAGTCTTCCGCGGGCAGGCGGACTCCGCCTCTGCCCCGTGGCTCGCCGAGCAGCGCCTCGGCTCTCACCTCCCCGGACTGCACGTCACCGAGGACCAACAGGTCGCTCGCCAATTCGCCGAAGGCTACGGCGATCGCGGGCGCGTGGTCTCGGGTGAGGCTGCGGTCTCTCGCCCGTTCTCGGTAGCCCGGCGGTACTCCTACGACGAGCTCCGCGCGATCGACCCCGAGGTCGCGGTCTCCTCCGCCAAGGAACACGGCGCCATCTCGTCGGACGAGCCCATCGACGGGATGGCCTTCTGGAAGGCGCTGCGCGATCGCGAGCTGGCGCTGGCCGGCGGTGACTCGACCGACCCCGACTCGATCGTGAAGGCGATCAAGTCGGCGGGGGAGCGGCTCAAGGTCGCCGGGTTCGACGCCGTCCACCACGAAGTCGGGAGCGGGAAGGCGAACGCCTGGGCGATCCTCTCGGACAAGGGATTCAAGCCCGGCCCGCTCGCCGACGACTACGTCAACGTCTCGAAGTTCAGTTTCGCCGACGCCGCAGGCGAGGAGCGGCTGCGCGCGACGGTGGAGAAGGTCGCCAAGGGTCGCGGCCTGCACCCCAAACAAGTCGTCTCGTGGGATGAGACGCGGCGCGCGGCTCTCGACCTCGGCTTCTCCGCGGAGGATCTCGCCGCCGAGGACATCCGGAAGATCGGCGGGACCGAAGCTCTCGCGATCCGGAACATCGTCTCGAGCAACATCGCAGACATGGGCGTGATCGGGCGCCAGCTCGACAACCCCAGCCTCCCCGCCCGCGAGCGCGAGCTCCTCGAAAAGAAGCTCAACGCTCTCGACTGGCAGAACTCGAACCTCCTCGAGAAGTTCTCCAAGGCGCGCACCCGCGCCGGCCGGGACCTGAACAACCTGAAGATCGTGGCTCAGCGGTCGAACGACCCGTTGGTGTGGGCGATGAAGGCGCGCCAGCACCTCGGACCCGAGGCCATGACCCCCGAGGTCCGGGCGAAGATCATCGAGCTCGCGAAGGCTGGCGATCGCGAAGGGTTCATCAAGCTCGTCTCCGCGAAGAAGCCGTCGACCGTCCTGGAGAAGCTCTCGACCTACTTCAAGGCGAACCTGCTCACGAACCCGCTGACCCATTCGGTGAACGTGTTGAGCACGGCCGTGAACACGGCGGCGGAGATAGTCTCGCGCACCACCGCCGGAGTGCTCGCCGACAAGCTGATGGGCAAGTTCACCGGGCAGCGGACGCTCGCGGCGCTGTCGAAGGACGAGCTCCGAGAAGTGCTCACCGGTGGCGTGATGGGGGCGAAGGAGGGGCTCTCGATCCTGCGCGGGAACGTTCCCACCGAGGCGCTGGCGAAGCTCGACGTCGGCACCGCGACCAACTTCGGCGAGGGGCTCGGCGGGAAGATCCTCAACGGCTACACGCGGACCGTCTTCGGCTCCCTCGCGGCGGAAGAACGGGCCTTCAAGACGATCGCCCTGCGGACCTCGATCGCCAACCAGGCGAAGGCTGCCGGCGTGCCGGTCGCCGAGGCGCTGCGGAGCCCCTCTGAGGAGATAGCCGCGCGGGCGATCGCCGACGCCGAGGAGGCCACCTTCCAGGACGCGACGCGAGCCGGCAAGGCGCTGACCGCGGTGCGCTCCGCGCTCGGCCCCGCGGGAGAGTTCGTGATCCCGTTCGCCAAGACGCCGGGAGCCGTTGCTACGAGGGTCGCCGAGTACAGCCCGATCGGCCTGGCGGAGGGGGCGATGAAGGTGGGTGCTGTCGTGCGCAAGGCGCTCAAGGGCGCCGGGGTCTCGGCGGCGGAGCAGCGCGAGGCGGCGAAGATCCTCGGACGAGGCGTCACCGGGAGCAGCGTCTTCGCCCTCGGGATGTACCTCCGGGCCAAGGGGATCGCCTCTGGCGTCACGGACGAGCAGGCTCAGGGCGCGCGCGACATGAACTACCTCGCCGGGACGCCGGACGCCTCCATCCGCGTCGGTGACACCTGGCTCTCGGTGGGGCGCATGTCGCCGGTCGGCAACATCCTTGCCGCCGGGGCGACCGCCTACGACCTCATCAACAAGTCCGACCGCACCGTCTCCGGCGTGGCCGGCGGTTCGGCGGCGGCGGTCCTTCGGACGATCGCCGATCAGCCCTTCCTCACCGGCCTCGAGTCGGTCGTGAAGATGACCAACGACCCGGCGAAGCAAGGCGCCCGCGTGGCGAAGAACGTGGCCGGCGGAATGGTCCCGGCGGCCTCGCTCCTGGCCGGCGTAGCGCGCGGCACGGACCCCTACATCCGCGAGAACGAGAACGTCCTGGAGTCGGTGCAGGGGAGGATCCCCGGGCTCTCGCAGGAGCTCCCCCCGCGGCTGAACCAATTCGGCGCACCGGTCGCCCGAGAGGGTGGCTTGGTCGACTCCCTGTTGAACCCGCTGAAGCGCACGACCGACCAGACCAGCGACCCGGTGATCGGCGAACTCCGCCGGCTGGGCCTGGACGTCGGCTATCTCGATCGCGCGGTCACGGTCAACGGCAAGCGGCGGGAACTGACGAACGACGAGTGGCGCGGCTACCAGGAGGAGGCGGGGCAGGAGACGCGAGCCCGCATGCTCAAGATGGTCGAGGCATCCTGGTACAAGGCCGCGAACGACGAAGCACGGCGGAAGGCCCTGCGATTCGCGCAGGACGCCGCCCGAGAGAAAGCCCGAGCGCACCTGCTCGCCGGCTTCCGATGAGAGGAGACGAAGATGAAGAAGCTGCTCACCATCCTGGGACTCGTGGTGCTCGCTGTGGTCGGAGCCATGGCGCTCGCTGTCCCCCCGGTCCACGCGCTCGAGTTCAAGATGCGCGCCGACAACGCCGTGGTCCTGCGCGGGACCGCGCTCAATGACACCGAGGTCGCCGAGACGCCGTTCGGCAGCAGGATGATCCTGCTCGCGGCCTCGAACCTGCCGCTCGACGGCCCCGTCCGCGTGCTCTGCGACGCCGCCAAGGAGTGCGAGCGGGTGAGGCGAGGGGACCGTCTCCTCGTGAAGGGGATGCTCCGCGTGGACCCTGGCGCGTCCAGGCAGGTCTACGTCGTGGCGTCCGACATCAACCTCTCGGAGGCGAAGTGATGCGCTACCGCGACCTCGGACTCCTCCTGCTCGTGCTCGCCCTCGCGCTCAGCGTGGCGGCGTGCGACAAGCTCCTCCCCTCGAAGACCCCCACCGAACCCGAGCTGACGGTCCCGTTCGGGGCGCCGCAGGCCGTCTGGAACACCGGACGCGGTTCGCTCTTCGTCTACACCACGGATAACCGGGCGTGGACGGCTGCGACGCAATCGACCTTCCAGCAGGGATTTGACGACCTCCTCTTCCGTCTCCAGCGCGTCGTCGGCGCCGAGACCTACGACCGGCTCAGGGTGGACGGGCTGAACCTCGTGCTACAGGATCCGCGGAAGGAACCGAAGTGGGACTCCGGGCAGCGCGCCCTATTCACGGGCGGCCCGGATGACTTCGCAGTGGCGCTACTCGACCTGTGGTGCTCGGACACCGGAGACCGGAAGGTCTGCGACCTGCGGCGGTAACTGCCGGGGAGGGGAGCTTGAATGCCGACGACAGCCTGGGAAGTGGTGTGGCGAGCGATCGAGTCCGTCGTCGGCCTCCTCGTCGCAATCGGCGGGTGGCTCATGCGCGACGTACTCGCTCGCGTGCGTGACCTCGAGCGGAGCAACCACGGGGAGCGGCTCGCCGCTCTCGAAGCGCAGTACCGGTCAATGATCGAGTGGCAGGCCAGGCAGGAGCGGGCGGTCGGGGAGGTCGACCGAAAGCTCGGAGAGCTCATGCGCGTCCTGCTCCACCCGCGGGGGGACTGATGCCCGGCGCCTGGATCAGCTTCAAGGGACCCGAGGTCAGAGTCGCGTCGATCTCGCCTCGGGTCTTCCGCGCCATCGCGGACGCCGCCGTCGTCTACGGCAACCACGGGTGCAACCTGATCGTCACCAGCCTCAACGACGGGGAGCACCGCAAGAACTCGCTGCACTACTCCGGCCGGGCGGTCGACCTGCGGACGCACAATGTCCCAGCGGCGCTGCGCCCCGTGATCGCCGCGGAGCTGCGCGAGGCCCTCGGCTCAGAGTTCGACGTCGTCCACGAGAAGGCAGGGACGCCGAACGAGCACATCCACGTCGAGTGGGACCCGAAGCCGTGAACGGGGTGCTCCTCGTCCCTGGGGACATCCTCCTCACGGCATCCCCTGGATGGCTCGGCAAGACGATCCGAAAGGCGGAACGTGGCCCCGGTGAGGAGGAGTCCTTCGCCTCCCACGCGGGGCTGATCGTTCGCGGCGGCTACGTGCTCGAGGCGCTGGTCTCCGAGGCGGTGGGCCGTGGCGTCTCGGTGCGCACGCTGCACGGCTACATGGCCGAGGGGACGCCGGTCAGGATCGTCCGTCCGCTCAACGTCTCAGGGCGCGAGCTCGACACCATCATTGACTCAGCGCTGGCCGTCTCCGACCGGGGGACGCGCTACGGCTTCGGGCAGCTCGTCCTGCATCTGGGGGATGCCCTACTGTCGCGAGGGCGGGGGCGCGAGGTGGTGTTCTTCCGCAAGGCCATCGACTCGAAGAAGTTCACCACCTGCGCTCGCCACGTCGCTCAGTCGTATCGGGCCGCCGGGTTCGACTTCGGAGTGCCGGCCGA